ATGATTCAGATGCAATGATTAAATTAAAACAAGCATTAGAAGGCGCTGGTATAACTGGTGGTATACATATTATTGCTAAAGGTTTAGGATTATTTAAACAGTACAATCAAGGTGTTGTTGCTAGATATAAAAGCAAAAAATTAGAACAAGCACAAATTATTGAAGAAGCAAACAAAAAAGGTATTATTGTTGATGACGCAGCAGACGCAGCAGCTAAAATAAAAGAATCAGAATTTATTGGACCAAAACAAGTAAAACCAAAACCAGTTCCAAAACAAAAAGAAGTTTTATTAGACGAAAAACAATTAGATGAATCTATTAAAAATACCAATGATATTGTAAATATAGATTTACCATTTAATGTTAAAAACTGGAAAAGTTCTCTTGATGTACAAGTAGTTATTGAAAAAGTTGTTAAGTCAATGAACAAGTCTTATAAAGATAAATGGGATAATGTATTAACTAACAAACAAGTTGACGAAGTATCTGATATGATGGATATGGAAGCTGATGTACTTGTTAAAGGTTTATCTAGTGTAGACAATGTAGCAGAACTTCCGTTTAGAGTTATAGCAACTAAAAAAGCCTTACAAGGTTTAGGAGCTGAAGCAAAACGATTATCAAAAATTGTTGCTAAAGGTGGCGCTGATGTTTCTTTAAAAACAGATCTTGCAAAAACACTTGCTATTATTGCTAAAACTACAGATGAATTAAAAGACGCAATTAAAGCAGCGGCAAGAACAACACAAGCAGGAAGAATTAAAACTGGTGCAGCTAAAATAGATATACAAGCAATCGCAGATATTACTAAAAACTTTGATGGTAATATAGAAGATTTTGCTAAACGTATTTCTAAAATTGAAGATTTTGCTGGTCTTAAGAAAACTATTGAAAGATCTATGCTAACAAAATCTTGGGATGTGGTTACAGAAGTTTATATTAATGCTTTGTTGTCAGGACCGTTAACACAAGTAATTAACTTAAGTTCTACATTTATAGAAACATTTTTAAGACCATTAGAATTATTAACTGGTGGAGCTTTAACTATTTATACTAAAAATGGTAGAAGATCTGTTAGATTAGCATTTTCAAGATACAGAGGATTAATGAGAGGAATAGATGACACATTAGTTTCAGTAGGAAGAGCATTCAAAGAAGAAGATCTATACGCTGATAAAATGGGTAGAATTATAGAAAACAAAGCTCCAAAAGCTTTTTCTTCTCAAAACTTTAATATTAAAAATAAATTTGGTGCAGCAACATTTGATTTAATAGGCAGTACACTTAGACTACCATCAAGACTACTTGTAACAACCGATGAATTATTTAAACAAATAAATTACAGAGCAAAATTACATGAAATGGCAGTTGATGGAGCTTTAAATAAAGGTTTAAAAGGCGCTAACTTTGATTCTTATGTTAGAAAATTTGAGAAAAAAGGTTTTGATAAATTAGGTCGTTTTGTAAATGACGAAGCAAGAATGTATTCTCGAGAAGCTACATTTACACAAGAACTACAAGGTGGAGCTTGGTTAGATTTAGGTTCAAGATTTCAAGCATTATCAAAAGGTAATTATAACCCGTTTAGATTAATGTTACCTTTTGTTAGAACACCAACAAACTTATTTAGACATCAGATGCAAAGAATGCCTATAACAGGATTTTTACAAAAACGTAATTTTGATATGTTAAGAAAAGGCGGAGTTGACAGATCAGAAGTTATTGGAAGACAAGTATTAGGTTCTATGATTATGTACAAAGCATTTGATCTTGCGATTAACGAAGAAATTACTGGAAGAGGACCAAAAAATCCAGCGTTAAGAGAAGCTTGGTTATTAACTCATAAACCATATTCTAAAAAAATAATTAAAGATGATGGAACAGTAGAATGGGTTGCTTACAACAGAATGGATCCAAGATTTATGTTTGTAGGTATTGTAGCAGACTTAGTTCAATTTATGGATCAAGCAAATCCAGAACGAGATAGAAATATTATGGCTGGATTAATGGTTAGTTTGGTTTCTAATATGGCATCAAAAACATATTTACAAGGTGTTACAAGTTTAATGACCGCAATTGGAACTGAAAGTCCAACTAGATGGCAAAGATTTTTAAATGACACTGCAATAAGTTTTATACCTTTTTCAAGTTTTATGAGACAAACAAATAGTGATGCTTCGATGAGAGAAATAAGAACACTAGCGGATTCATTAGATAATATAACTTGGGGTGATGCAGAAAAATTACCACCAAAAAGAAATATACTTGGTGAAGTAATGCACAAACCAAAAGGTGTATTTGGTTTTCCAATTAAAGATTGGTTAATTCCTATTGTCGGAAAAACTAGTACAACTGAAAGCACTATACTAAAAGAAGAATTATCTAAACTAGCAGCAACTAGTAGTACAGATCCTGGTAAAGGTATAACTAAACAAGGTAAAAGATTAACAAATACTAATATTGATTTAACAGATCCTAAATATGAAATTGATGGTGTTACACCATTAGACAGTATGTTGGCTTTATTAGAAACATACACAATAAAAGATAGGAATGATCCAGACTATGGAAAAACTGTAAAACAAGCCTTAGAAGATATGGTTACTAAGTCTCCAGAGTATAAAGCGGCAGAAGGACCAGCTCAATCAGGGTTCCTTAATGAAAAACGAGGAAAAATGATTCAAAGTGTATATAATAAATACAAAACTAATATCAAAAACTTTGTAATTCGTAATAATCCAACATTATTAGAAGACTTTAACAACGCATCATTAGAGAGGTCTGATGCTTGGAAACACAAAGATAGTCTAAACAGATCAAACAAAACTTTAGACCAATTACTTAACTTTTAACAGATACCTCTATAGGAAAAAACAATGGCAAATTCATTCGTAAGATACACTGGTAACGGAAGCACAACAGCTTTTGCTATACCTTTTACATATATTGACAGTGCACACTTATCTTGTACTGTTGCTGGTGCTAACACAACATTTACTTTAAATGCGGCTGGTACCACGGCGACACTATCATCAGCGCCGGCAAATGGAGTTGCAATTGAGTTTAGAAGAAAAACAAGTCAAACATCAAGACTTACAGACTACGTAGCTGGATCAGTACTAAAAGAATCAGATCTAGATACTGACTCTATTCAAGCATTTAATATGTCACAGGAAGCAATTGATGATTCTGGTGATGTTATTAAACTTGATAATGCAGACTTTCAATGGGATGCACAAAGTAAAAGACTTAAAAATGTGGCGGATCCTACAGCAAACACAGACGCTGCAACAAAGAATTATTTAGAAAATACGTGGTTATCTACAACCGACAAAGCAACATTAACTAATGTTAATAGTAATATAGCAGCAATTAATACTGTTAATAGTAACATATCGGCCATTGGTACAGCAAACACAAACGCTACAAACATTAATACCGTAGCAACAAACATTGGTTCGGTTAATACAGTGGCGTCTGATATTACTAAAGTTGTGGCAGTTGCTAATGATTTAGCAGAAGCAGTTTCAGAAGTAGAAACAGTTGCTGATGATTTAAACGAAACAACATCAGAAATTGATACTGTTGCGACTAATATTGCAAATGTTAATACCGTAGGTTTAGCAATTGCAAACGTAAACACTGTTGCGGGAGCAAATGCTAATATTGCGACAGTTGCGGGAAACAATAGTAACATTACAAGTGTTGCAGGAAACAGTAGTAATATTAATTCTGCAGTTTCAAATGCAACTAATATTAATAGTGTTGCGGGTATAGCATCGGATGTAACTTCCGTTGCAGGAATTAGCGCCGCAGTAACCGCTGTGAACAATAATTCGACTAACATTAATGCTGTAAATTCAAATTCGGCTAATATTAATACAGTAGCTGGTAATAATACAAATATAAATACAGTCGCGGCAGCAAATACAAACATAGGAACAGTCGCAACAAACGTAGCTGGAGTAAACAGTTTTGCTGAAAGATACAGAATATTGTCGTCAGCTCCATCAAGTTCAAATGATGTGGGTGATCTTTATTTTGACACCACTGCTAACGAATTAAAAGTTTACAAATCAAGTGGTTGGGCAGCAGCAGGATCAACTGTTAATGGTACATCAAACAGATTTGAATATACAGCGACAGCAAATCAGACAACATTTAGTGGTTCAGATTCAAATTCAAAAACTTTGGCGTACGACGCAGGGTTTATTGATTGTTATTTGAATGGGGTAAAATTAGCAAATGCAGATTTTACAGCAACTTCAGGAAACAGTGTAGTTCTTGCTAGTGGAGCTTCAGCCAATGATATTCTTATGGTGGTAGCTTACGGAACATTCCAATTAGCTAACATATCAATTAAAGATTTAACAGATACACCTTCAGGATTTGGTACAGCAGGACAAGCTCTTGTTATGAACAGTTCAGCAAATGGATTAGAATTTTCTAATGCTTCTTCAGCAGAAA